ATGGGCTGCAGCTGTCTTAGGGTCGTTATCCGGCCCCCAAGGGGTTCCGACTTTCCAGTCGGTCCCAAGGTAAGGCCCGAGGTCTAACAAGAGGTCCGAAAAGAGCTGATCTGACATTGCCATGGTCAGTTCCTTAACGTCAACGTTGCGTTTGGCACTACGCTAACCAGGCTCTGATGAGTCCTGACATCCAGGCTATTACAGCCAAGATGGTCTCATGATCGAAGTAGATCACGAGAGTTCCGGTGAAGAGCGCTATCACTAGCGCTCCTCTTCTTCGTTGTTTACGGCGGCCCTTTTTAGAGGACGCCGGTAACAATCGAATCACCGAACTCATTGCTCTGCTCCCAAAGAGCACCAATGAGTAGCGAAAGGCCGGCCCGAATACTCTCCGGATCCGCAGTGTCGGCACCTGCCGGCACTGAGATTTCCAGCTTAGCAAGCATAACCTGCTTCGGCTGGCCGGCTAGGACGTCAACCCCCTTACGGAGGCTGATTGTCCAAGTGTTTTTCGGGACAGAAGGCAACGCCCCGTTCGCTAGCAAACTCGGGAGGGTGCGAAGCACCTTCGGACGGGTAGCTAGGATTGTGAACGGGTTGGACGGAGAACTGACTTCGACACCCGTCTGGGTGCCTCCGAGCGTAGTTACTGCTCGGGCCACACCGTTCACATCCGGCGCCACATCGGCGACGAGCGTGTAGGTGGGGGATGTCAGCCCGGTGCCAGGTGCACCGGTGACCGGAGAAGTTGGATTCCAAATCATGGAAATCCCTCCAGTCCTTCGGAGACACTGCTACGAATGCGTCCATTTTGCCTCCTAATGGAGCCGATCGTCAGCTTGCGCCGGCGACCGGAGTACATGCCACAGCGCTCCCATCATGTGAGCGCAGACTTCCCGAGTGGTATCTTCCAGTGAAGACAACATCAGAAAGTTATTTTCGCGGACGTAGTCCTGAGTCGCAAGAGGAATCCTGCGGCTCCGTTCTTTCATCACGCTATTAACGAACTGACTGTCTTCACCGAAACGATAAACCACCCAGTAGGACTGCGCCGCAAGAAAGAAGGCGCTATAAGCAGTGTACACAAAATCGCGAATCTTCTCGTCCTTTATCCCCGGAATATCGAAGTACCGATCTCTATCGAGAGCGGTAGCGAGTTTCCGGAGAACGGCAGTGAGTTCATAACGCTCACTGTCTATCGGGAATTGAAGAAACGCATTCTTTGCAGTAACCTGAACGAGGTCTTTGACCTTCATGAGGGTTCTCCTAGGATCTTAATCGTAGAACCATTTACGATCGTTTCGACGCGCAGCTACC